AGAATATAAGATCATTACTGCCATAACTAAAGATACTTCAATAGAGCAATGGAGAGAGGCGGCAGGTACAGGACTTAGATTACAAAATGTTTCTGTATGTACAGGTACTAATAGAATATGGGATAAGGATGCACCTGATTATGCTACTATGACTCAGGTATTAGATTCTTTTCCTGATATTAAAATGATTACAATAGATGTTGCAAATGCTTATCATCAAAATTTTGTAGATTTTGTTAAGTTTGTTAGAGAAGAATACCCAGAAAAGATTATAACTGCAGGTAATGTGGTCACGGCAGAAATGACTGAGGAGTTATTAATTGCAGGCGCTGATATTATTAAGATAGGTATAGGACCTGGATCAGTTTGTACTACTAGAACTATGACTGGTGTAGGTGTTCCTCAACTTTCAGCAATAATGGAATGTTCAGACGCCGCAAACGGTGTTGGTGGTCATATTATGGCTGATGGTGGTTGTACTACTCCAGGAGATATTTCAAAGGCACTTGGTGGAGGAGCTCACTTAGTTATGATAGGAGGAATGCTCGCTGGTCATAATGAATCTGAAATACAAATGGAAGAGGGTAGGAGAGAATTCTATGGTATGAGTTCCGATAGAGCTAGAGATGTACACGGTAAAAGAAAAGATGGTTATAGAGGTAATGAGGGTAAAGTAATTCAGTTGCCTGATAGAGGACCAGTTAGTGAAACAGTAGAAGATATTTTAGGTGGTGTGAGATCAACTTGTACTTATGTTGGTGCAAGACGATTAAAAGACTTGGCAAAATGTGCTTGTTTCGTCAGGACAAACAATGTAATTAACAGAATATATGATAGGTACGAATGACACTAGAAGAAATACAGGCTGAAGCCGATAAAGATTTAGTAATTGATGATACAGAATTAGATACTGAATCCTTAAAAACTCCAATAATCCATAACAAGTATTTACAATACTATACTAAGTTTAATTTACTATTGAAGAAATCTCAATGGGAAGAAAGAACACTACAAAGAGAAAAATGGGAATACTATACAGGCAAATCTGATCCTGAAGTATATAAAGATAAACCATTTGATCTAAAAGTCTTAAAGAATGATGTTCCTATTTACATAAACGCTGATGAAGATATACAAAAGATACAAGCGAAAGTAGTATATCAAGAGGCCATAGTAAGTTATTTAGAACAGATTTTAAGAATGATAAACAATAGATCGTTTACAATCAAAAATGCAATCGAATGGAGAAGATTTACAAGTGGTGCATTATGATTGAACATAAACATATAATAATTAGATCATTGGTTAATAAACCATTAAAGGCTGAGGGTGAGGCTAAACTTTGGTGGAATGAATTAGTTAAAGAAATAGGTATGGTTAAATTAGACCTACCTGAAAATCCCATCTGTGGTTATGTAGATACACCTGGTAATGCAGGTATAACTATTGTGGGTATTATAGAAACTTCTCATATTGCTATGCATATTTGGGATGAGCAAAGCCCAGCGTTAGTACAATTAGATGTTTACACCTGTTCATCATTACCTAAAGATAAAGTTCACAAAATGCTAGAGTTTATGGATCCCGTTAAAGTTGAATGGGCAACATACGATAGAGAACATACATTAGAAAAAATTGATGACGGTAATCGTTGAGAAAAAAAATGATGTCTATTTAACAATAGACGCAGAACCCAATGTGGCTAGAGAAATGTCTGAATTCTTTACCTTTGAGGTTCCTGGTTTCAAATTTATGCCAGCATATCGTAATCGAGTATGGGATGGCAAGATCAGACTATTTTCACAAAAAACAAAAGAAATGTATTTGGGATTATACCCATACATTAAAGCATATTGCGAAGAACGAGAGATACCTTTAGTTCCCGGCCCAGGGGTTGGGGTTGTTAATAAAACAGATAGAGATATAGTAGAGAAGTTTTGCAATAATCTAGGTCAGAAATTTGAAGCTAGAGATTATCAGATTGACGCTGTACACACAGCATTAAAATTCAATAGAACATTATTAGTAAGTCCAACTGCAAGTGGTAAGTCTTTTATCATATATGCTTTACTTAGATACTATTCACACTTACTAAAAGATGAAAAAAGAAATCGTGTTTTGATTATCGTACCTACAACTTCACTAGTGGAACAGATGTATGGTGACTTTAAATCTTATGGCTACAATGTAGTAAAGAATGTTGATAGAATATATGCGAAGTATGACAAAATGACAAGCAAAAAAGTCGTGGTGAGTACTTGGCAAAGTATATATAATATGTCAAACGAATTTTTCTCAGACTTTGGAGCGGTGTTCGGAGATGAGGCTCACTTATTTAAGAGTAAATCATTAACGACCATTATGACCAAACTTGCAGATTGTAAGTATAGGATAGGTCTGACTGGGACACTAGATGGCACTTTAACACATAAGTTAGTCTTAGAAGGTTTGTTTGGTATTGCAAATAAGGTTACGACAACTAAAAACTTAATCGAAAAGAAACAAGTCGCTAATCTTACTATAAGATGTTTGATTTTGAAACATAGTAAAGATCATAGTAAGTATCTATATGATAAGAGCTATCAAGATGAAATTCAATATCTTGTCGGATCGCAGCCCCGAAACAATTTTATTCGTAATTTATGTATCGGAAGCAAAGGCAATACTCTATGCCTCTATCAATTAGTAGAGAAACATGGAGAGATATTGTATGATATTATTAAGAAAAAAGTTGATAAAAAAAGAAAGGTATTTTTTATTCATGGCGGAGTATCCGCACAGGAACGAGAGCAAGTTAGAGCGATTACTGAAAAGGAAGATGACGCAATTATTATTGCTTCTTACGGAACATTTTCCACTGGGATTAATATTCGTAATCTACACAATATTGTATTCGCAAGTCCTAGTAAATCTCGTATAAGAAACCTCCAATCTATCGGTCGAGGGTTAAGGCTTGGCGACTCTAAAACCCACGCTAAACTTTACGATATATCAGATGACCTAACTCATAACGAGAGGATGAATTATACCCTTAAGCACTTTGAGGAAAGAGTAAAGATATATAACGAAGAACAGTTTGAATACGAGATACACAATGTTGAGATTTGAAGTAATAGATAATTTTCTCACAAAAGAAGAATGGTTAAAACAATACGAGACTGTATTCGATAATAAATTTCCATGGACTTATGGATTTAGAAATGAGTTTATTACTGCAAATGAAAATACTTTAGATAGTATTGCTTCCTCTCAACAGTTCAAGTCTTTGTTATTTCAACATTGGTTTCATGGAGAAGAGAGACCTAAACCAAATGATGAAACATTAATGTATGGTGGAGCAGCTGATATACCTGACAGGAAACAACCTTATTGGGATATATTGTGTCAACCAATTTTAGATAAATTTCCAGTAAAAAGAGTTTTAAATATTAGGACTAATTTATATACATGGTGGCACGAAAGCAATAATACTTCAGGCACTCATAAAGATTTTAATATAGAAACCCCTTATTTAACTTTAATATATCACATAAATAATTCCGATGGTGCTACTTGGTTTCAAGGCCATGGTAATATAGAAAAGAAAAAAAATAGATTAATTATTGCTGATGGCAAAATACCTCATAGATGTATATATCAAACTAATGTCAAGGCACAGATTTCAACCAATATAAATATTATAGTATGACAAAAGAATCTAATTTGAGAATAGTAAAGCTGTCGGATGGTTCAGAGTTAATTGGAAACATAAATCTAACTGATGAAGGTTCCCAATTTCTAAGAATAACTGACCCATTAGAAATACTACTAAACACCAAAGCTATTGGTGTGGGTTTAGTGGAAGACTTTACATCATTAAGGCCGTGGATGCAATTTGCAAATGATTCGGTATTCTCAATACCAAAAGAAAGAATTATGACTATATGTAATGTGGCAGATGATATGAAGGCCTATTATAGAGTTATAAGTGAGAAAGTAAAACAAAGATCAAAGGTAAAAAGGGCACCCCTAACAGATGATGATATAAAAAGGGCTGCAGATTTGATTTCTGAAATGGGTCGTGAAGCAGATGACCTTATGCACGAAGAATTATCGGAGGAAGATTATAATAAGTATTTTCCAAGCAAAAAGACTATACACTAATCTGAAGGGACCCACAAGGGTATTATAACAGCGAAACCATATTATGTCAAGCACTAGTCCTAGTTTTATAGGAGAATATTATATAGATGAGAAAATTTGTGATAAACTCGTAGATTTTTTTCATGCAACACCCTATCAAAGACAAAATGATATTTCACAATGGTATACTAAGAGGGAAGGTCAAATAGGTATTGACGAAGCTGCTGTTAGGCCAGAAGCAAAAGATTCAATCGACCTAACATTTAGTAATAAACTTTTATTTTCTGAAGATTTACCTGTTGCCTCATTACCTTATCGTGATATTCTACACGAATATTTTTGGCATATGGGACCATGTGTAGAGTCCTATATTAAAGAATATCCACATTCATCAGAAACAGTATTCCAAGTAACCGAGGGGGTAAATTTACAATATTATGCTCCAGGTCAAGGCTATCATATGCTACATTGTGAAAGAAGTGGGCCTTATGAACCTTCTATTTACAGACACTTAGTTTTTATGACATATTTGAATACAGTTACCGATGAAGGTGGCACTCATTTTCATTATCAGAATCATACTGCTAATGCAGTTAAAGGAAAAACCTTAATATGGCCTTGCGATTGGACACATATGCATAGAGGCATTTCATCTCCTACACAGGAAAAGTATATAATGACAGGTTGGTACAGTCATCAACACCCTAATGCTATATGGGCTGACAATCAAAAAGAAATACAATTAATGCTTGACCTTTAGGGATAAATTTGTTATAATGGTACTATGTTTAAACGAATGATTAACATACTTTGGAAACAAAATCCAAAGACAGATATTACAGACTATCAAGAACCAGATCCAGATGAACTGAGCATTGATAACGCATACAAGACTAGGTGGATTTGGTACCATACTTTTATGGCACTTGAACTATTAATTATAATAATGTTATTACTTGGAATTTTAATAACACTAGGAATTAAACTATGATGATGAAGAAGAAAAAAGTAACCCAACACTATGTAGATAATAAGAAGTTTCTTGAGGAAATGACTAAGTTTCGTAATAGAGTTTTAAAGGCACAGGACTCTGGTAGAAAAAGACCAATGGTTACGAATTATATAGGTGAATGTTTTTTAAAGATTGCAAACCATTTAGCTTATAGGCCCAACTTTATTAACTATACATTTAGAGATGATATGATTTCTGATGGTATAGAAAACTGTTTACAGTATATGGATAATTTTAATCCTGAAAAGTCTAAAAATCCATTTGCTTACTTTACACAAATTATATACTATGCTTTTATACGAAGAATACAAAAAGAAAAGAAACAAGTATTAGTTAAACAAAAGATTATTGAGAATGCTGATACAGAATCTTTCTTAACACAATTAGATGGTGACGATAATCAATACAAAAATCAGATGATAGAGTTTTTAAAAACCAATCAAGGTAATGTTATTGAAGAACCTAAAACAAAGAAACAAAAGAAAAAAGAGAAACAGAAAAACTTAGAAAAGTTTATGTAATGAAGATAGCCCTCCTTAACGATTCACACTTTGGCGCCAGAGGTGATAGTGAAATCTTTGATAATTACATTCATAAGTTTATGGAAGATATATTTTTTCCATATCTTAAAGAACATAATATCACTACACTAATTCATTTAGGCGATATTCTAGATAGAAGAAAATTTATCAATTTCAAGACAGCCCATAACTTCCGTAAAAAGTTTATGATGAAACTATGGGAAGAAAAGATTGATACACACATTATACTAGGTAATCACGACACTTACTTTAGAAGTACAAACGAAGTAAATGGTCCTGAGGAGTTA